TTTAGAAATTTTCCTAAAAATTTATATTCTTTTGACTTGTCTGGTGCAAGTCCAACGACTGTAACTAATATTTTTTCCAGATTTAATTTTAACAGCAATGTGCTTAACAACGCATTCGCATTTTACAAATATCAATTAGTCGACGGCGATACACCAGAGATTGTTGCGGCAAAAGTATATAACGATCCAATGTTGCATTGGGTGATCTGTTTAACAAATAATCTAGCAGATCCATTGTTTGATTTACCGCTTTCACAGGACGCGCTAGAAAGAAAAATTGTTAAGCAATATGAATATTCTTCTATCACAGAGGCATATTCTACGATTAGTCATTACGTTCTAGAAGTAAAAAAGACTTTATCCGAAGTCAATGGTCCAACAACTGTAACAACTAGTAATAATATTGTAACACTTGATCAGTATAACTATTCTTCTAACACTATAGTAACACAGTCACTTAACACAACAACTACAGAAAAAATAACTTTTTATGCTAATAACTCTAATGCTAACAGTGCAACTGTCGCAACACTAACAATAGCATCTACATACAAACCTGTTTATGTATATGATTATGAGGATAATCTCAATGAAGAAAAACGCGAAATCAAAATACTAAAACAGGAATACATTGGACCATTGACTTTGGAATTAGAAACGGTGCTAAATGGCTGATCTGAGAAAGGTATCTTCTAGTAAATCACTAGCAGTTCTTGAATGCAAACTTATCGGTTCGAATGGGCAAGTCATAGATCTAAAGAATCCTTTAATCTTTAACACCATTCAGATCTATGAGAGTATTTACTCCCCTGTAGTTACTGGAACAATACAATTAATCGAAGGTGTTAATCTTTATTCATTGCTCAGTATGCACGGCAATGAGTATCTGTACATCTCATTCTGCCGTCCTGGTGAAGAAAACAAAGATTCGAGATATACTAGAACATTTAGAATTTATAAATCAGATCATCGATCGAGGCATCAAACGTCTCAATCACAAACATATGTTTTGCATTTTTGTTCAAATGAATTAGTATTATCTTCAGGGCAAGTAATATCAAGAACACTAGAGGGGTTAAGTGCTGCAGAACATGTTTACAACATTCTAACGCAAGATCTATTAGCAAATAAAAAACGTGTTAAAAATTTTGAAAAATCTCAAGGTATTTTCAATTATACATTCACGCAATACAAACCATTTGAAGCGATTGAAAGATTGTCTAAATATTCCTATAATGAAAACAATTCTCCATTTTTGTTCTTTGAAAATAGAGATGGATACAATTTTATTTCGTTAGAGAAACTAGTAAAACAAGATCCAGTAACAACATTAAACGCGAGTACAGCGAATTTCGCTTTAGATCCCAACGAAGCTCCGTTTGTTACTTCTAATGACATTAAGAAGTTTGAGTTCGAGCAGGGGTTTAATGTGCTAGAAGGTGTTAAGAATAATGCATTCTCTGGCAGATTGTTTACGTTAGATCTTATTCGACAAAAGTACGAACGAAACGATTACAGCGCTTTAAATTTTCAATTGTTACCATCTATGCTAGATGGATATCCGCCATTTAACGACGCAAAGAATAGAGAAGGTAAATCATTGTTCCAGGACTACGATGGAGTTCCAGATTATTTTTTGACAAATTTAAACCAAAACGAAACATCATATTTCGTTTCTAAAGGATACAAGGTTATTAACACTAACATCGAAAGAATTCATATGCACAGAAAGATGCTATTGGGTTTGTTAAATAATACTCGAGTTATGTGTCAGATATCTGGTAATCCTAATTTATCTGTTGGATATGTGGTTGCATTTAACATGCCAGCATATATGCCAAATAAATCAGATACAGCCACAGACCCATACAATTCAGGTAAATATCTGATCGCGCATGTTAGACACTCAATTACACCTGATGATATTGAAACTGTTATGCTAATGAATAAAAACTCAGTCCTAACTCCGTTTGATGCTGCTTCTAATGAGAGCAGAGATTATACTGTTGCGAGAGACTTTTAATGAACGCTGACTTTCTTGGATTAAACAATTTTGTCTGGTGGTTTGGTGTGGTCGAGAATCGTCTCGATCCACTAGAACTCGGTCGATGCCAAGTCCGTTGTTTCGGTTGGCACACTGAGGACATCAATCAAATTCCTATCGATAAATTGCCGTGGGCGCATCCAGTTGTTCCTTATGGTGTTAAGAATGTACAACCACCGCCAGAAGGAACGATGGTATTTGGATTTTTTGCCGATGGAAAAGAAGGTCAGTATCCTATTATTATGGGTACAGTTCCTGGTGTTCCTGACGAGATTCGCCAAAATAATATGGGATTCACTGATCCATATACAGATGAACAGAAAGCAGCAAGCGATTTCCCTAGAAAGATTAAGGAATATGCGATGCGTACCGACGCTCGTGGTCTTTCTTTTACAAACGATGTTGCTAAACGCAATCCTTCCAGACTTAACGAACCAACTGTATCTAGACTCGCCAGACCAACAAGAGTTAATGCTGAGAATGGAACATATGTTGGCGTAGATCCTGCTTCTATTGCAAATACGACCATCGAAATTCAGCGCAAGACTCGTTATGCCAACGTGATCAGTGCTTCTGGTTATAAATGGAGCGAACCTTATCCATCTTATAATGCAATGTATCCATTCAATAATGCTACGGAAACTGAATCTGGGCATGCATTTGAGATGGACGACACGCCAGACTTTGAGCGTGTGCAGTTATCACACAGAACTGGATCTACACTAGAGTTTATGCCAGAAGGGCATACCAAGATTAAATCTCAGAAAAGTCGTTATGATGTGACTATGGGCAATCATTGTTCCTATGTCAACGGTAGTAAAGAAGAGACAGTTCAATCTGACATGTTCCTTCGCATCAATGGTAAACTTGTTATTCAATGCGCAGGATTAGATATCTCTTCGCAAGGTCCAGTTAATATTAAAGGAACCGACGTTAGCATCAAAGCCGACAATAATCTAAATTTAGGATCAGGTGGCTCGACAAGAGTTTCTGGATTTGATGTCGAAGTTCTCGGTTCGAATGCATTTAGGTCTTTCGGTGGCATAGAAGCAACGATGCAAAGCGCTGCAACAGCATCAGTCGGTGGATTGAACACATTGTTGAATGGCGGCACGATTGAATTTGAAGGCATTTTGTTGAAGTCCACATTTGGAATTCACGACTTTTTAACGCCACTGCCAGTCACTGCTAAACTCGGTAAAAAAGCGAAGTCCGCTAAAGCGCCAACGAATAAAGCAGCTGAGTTGGGTCCACGCAACTCACCATTTAATGCAACTACACCAAAGACTGATCGTTTCTCTGTTATTGAGACTGTCAGCACAGAACAAGTCACAGAACCTAAGACGCAGTCTTTAGGAATAACACCAATTATTCCTACGTTGACTGGTGAAACGATTGCTAAAATCGATCAGATTACAGGCGCATTGAACGTGAAGATTACAATTCCACAGGTTAATATTTCTAATGATGCAGAAAATCCTTTACAAGTTTCAACAGAGACAGATACAGGAACAATCGAAGCACCAGCGTTTACTAGTGCAGCAGCAACTGCGAATACAACAGCAGGATAAATAGATGTGCCTGCTCGCTGAAGATGTAACAAGATATAACTTAATTATGAAAAAAATTGGATTCTATGAGGCTCTATCAGAATCAGATATCGAATTTCTTAAAGAGCATAAGATTGAACATATTTACAAGTCATATCAAGTTCTTTTAGATATGATGAAACAGAGAGGTGCCGTGTCTTCATTGGTAAAATAATCGGAAAAATTATTAAAATTGTTCTCTGTCTAATCGGAGGATTACCGTTACTTCAGACCTTGGCGATTATGTTTACAGGGAAACCCATTGCATTCTCAAAAGGCAGTTTCGGTGGCGGTAAGTTCGGAGAATTAGCAAAGAAAATTGCTGAAGGCATCAAAAACGGCAAGGAATGGTTAAACAACTTTAAGAAGGATTTTATTAATCCTCTTCTTAACGGTACACTCATCACTCAATTTAAGAGAGATGAGAACGGTAACATTCTTCGCGATGAAAACGGTAATGCACTAGTTGAAAAATCTACAGATTTTTTGTCACCATTATCTGACCTTAATGCAACCATTGATCGATATACTGAAAATAACTATGAAGGATTACAAGCTGCTATTCCTGCATTGTTTAGTAACACCGAACCATCAATCGTATCAGCAAGAAATGCTTTATTAGACAGACTTGGTAAAGTAAATCAATCAACATCATATCGCATCGGTCCATTTAATATTGGTGAACTCAGCGAAATTGGCACTGTTGCAGACACCAGTTTCGTGCAGACAATGCGTGACTTCCATGACCACACCAATCAATTAGCAGGTGTGAGTTATGACAGTGTTAAATTTACGCTGCAAAGATTGTATGGCAACGTCACCATTGCAGGCGCATCAGCAAACATTGCATCCTCAACCATTGTTTCGCCTAATCTAAGATCAACAGTTTATCCGTTTACCAATATTGGCGATCTTGTTATCATTAACAGCGAAGAACGTCGTGTTATAGATAAAGGATTTACCGCTGCTCCTTCTGGAATAGTTTCTGTATATGCCGACACGGTTGCAAATAGCGTTGTTGTAACCAGCGCATCTGTTGCAGTATTAAACTTGGCTGATTGTTTACTTGCTACCAGCGGAACACTAAAGGTTGGAACTGGTGTCTTTATTAATGTTAACAACGAGATTCGTCAGGTAAATAGTATTAATTCGCTTGGTGATTATCTTACTGTCCATATTCCATTTAGAAGCACGGCAACTGCTCAGACATTCTTTAAAGAAACGACGTTTACAGTTAATACTGCATTTAGCACAACTGCAACAGACCAGATCGTTAAGATTAAGTCTGAGTTTATTGCCAATAGTCTCTGTCTAGACAATGTAATTACTGGTCGCGGCACATCGTTTACCACAGATCTTGTTGCAAACAATAAGATCTACTATGATGAAAAAGAATACTTCGTGGTCTCGGTTACAGATACAACTATTGTGGTTGACGAACCATTAAGATTTACCAATAACTTCCCAATCTTTAAGGTCACTGGCGAAACAGCAGCACTTAATTTTGCTGAGGATAGCAACTCTCCAGACGATATTTTAACCACATTTAGTTTGGTTGGACAATTGACCAATGAGAAGAACTTTCTCAATGGGTTTACAACCAGAGTCAGAAGAGCAAATGGAATTTACCAAACAGTAAATGCTGCCAACGCATCAGACTCAGCACAATCTTTATTGCAAGCAGAACTAATGCGTAGGGGTAATCTATTACTAAAGGAAATGATTAATGACCTTCGTGGCGATGCAATCAATAAACTTACAACATCACAGGTTGTTGCCACGTTAAGTGGATTCGAAACTCGAATTTTAAATATTCGCAACGAAGTCAAAGATGCCATTGAACAGGATCTTGCTGTCATTAACAAAGTTAAAGGTCTGCTCAAGGGTCTAATTAAACTCTTTACGACATCTTGCTCTAAGAAAAAACGCAAAGACGGTGATGGCACTTCAGATGATTACATGGATCTAATCTTAGTTCCAAATCCAGAACGTCAGGGATGCGATGCCACAGAAAGTAACTTTATAGAGATTTTAGATGATATTGACATTGAGTTTAATGATCCAGGAACTACCAATCCAAATATCTTCCAACCACCTTCTGGCGAGATTCCAACAAATGATATGTTGAATCCAGGAGATCAGTTGGTCGGTCCATACCCACCAAGACCTACCGATAACATTACCGACGACGGATTGACTGGTAATCTTGATGGAATTGATCCAAATGTCAAGGCACCTGAAGATCCTTGTGCTAAACCTTGCTAAATATAAAAAAAGGTGTGTAGATGGCACTAACGACCAGAGAATATAAAGACTTAGATTTAAATTTTAAAGCGCATCCAGTCACAAAAGACGTGGTTAAGCGAACTGGCAATGCAGCTATTATTGGAGCATTGCGTAATTTAATCTTAACAAATTTGTATGAAAAGCCATTTCAACCTATTTTCGGATCTAGAGTTCGTGGTTTATTGTTTGAAGATGTCTCATTTATTACTGCAAACATTCTTCAAACTGAAATTAGTAATGTAATCACCAATTTTGAACCTCGTGTTGGGATTGATGCGATTCGTGTGCAGGCAAATCCAGAACAAAATCGCTACGATATTACTATTCGATTCTTCATAAATAATCTCGAAGCACCAATCACAATCAACTTCTTCCTAGAGAAGGTCCGTTAATGGCAAACACTGATCAAAAACTTGTAGTTTCTGAGTTAGATTTTACTCAGATTAAAAATAATTTAAAGAATTTCCTCAGAGACCAGTCTGAGTTTTCAGACTTTGACTTCGAGGCTGCAGGTATTAATACCCTATTAGATATTCTTGCATACAATACGCATTATATGGCATTCTATAACAACATGATTGCTAATGAAATGTTCTTGGATACTGCGTTGCTTCGAGATTCAGTGGTATCTCATGCCAAAATGCTAGGATACACGCCTGTATCCTCAGTCGCATCGCGAGCGACGATAAATTTACAAATTACTCGCCCGCAAGGTAATACACAAACAACGCTAACCTTACCCAGATTTACTCGATTACAATCAACGCCACTTAATGGTGTATCGTTCACATTCGTGAACACAGAAGCGAAAACAACTAATTATGATCCAACTTGTAATCGTTTTTGTTTTGATAATTTGTATATTTACCAAGGTCAACCATTAACCTATACATTCACATATAATTCTACTAACAATCCAACTCAGTCATTCGAATTGCCAGATGCTGGTATCGACACATCATCTTTGGAAGTTTTGGTACAAGAATCATCGACGAGCCTTAAAGCTGAACGATTTACATTAGCGACAGATGCAACAACAGTCGCTTCTAACTCTGCTGTGTATTTCATCGATGAGACGCGCAATGGCAAATATAAAATTAACTTCGGCGATGGTGTAATCGGTAAGAGTTTAACAAATGGTAATATTGTAGTCGCTAACTATATTAAAACAGATGGCGCTGCAGCAAATAAATCGAACGCATTTAGTTTAATAGATGCAGTTGGTGGATTTACAAGTTCTATTGTTTTTCCGATTGTGGCGGCTTCTGGGGGATCTGGTCAAGAGTCTGTAAGTAAGATTCGATTTAGTGCGCCAAAAGCCTATGTTTCAAACAATCGTGGTGTTACGAAAGACGATCTTGTTGCACTTATTAATAAAAATTATCCATACTTCGAAGCAGTTAATGTTTGGGGTGGTGAAGAAAATGATCCACCTGTCTATGGTAAAGTATTTATTGCTGCAAAACCAACACTCGGAGTTGAGGTTACGGAATCTGAAAAACTTGATGTTATTAACAATGTTATTAAACCTGTTTCAGTTGTAACTGTATTACCTGAATTCGTAGACGTAGATTACAACTTTCTAAACATTTATGCTGAAGTATATTACGATTCAACTAAAACTGTTCGTTCTAAGGATGCAATTAAATCCTTAGTTCGTACGGCAATTTTAAATTTTAAAGATTCTGAGTTAGATAACTTTAACAGTCGATTTAAATTGTCTAGATTGCTTCGAACAATCGACGACTCAGAGATCTCGATTTCTTATTCTGATGCTGTTGCTGTTATTGAAAAACGAGTTGTGCCTCAAGTCGGAACTGCGAGAAATTACACACTTAATTTTAGAACACCAATTACACGCGAAGATTCATCATATAGAATTTACTCGGCGCCAGGATTTCAACAGTTTGACTCTGATGGAATTCTTCGCGAATGTTTCTTTGAAGAAACTCCAGGATCTTCCTCTGGAATCGAAAAGATTATAATTTTAGATGCACCAGGAAGTTATTTAAGTGTACCAACAATTACAATTAAAGGTGACGGTGTAGGCGCAAATGCATATCCGATAGTCGTAAATGGAAAAATTACACAAATTGTAGTGGATAAACCAGGTAGTAATTATAAAACTGCAACAGCTGTTACCACATATGAAGAAGAGATTGATGAAACTGTTGATTTAAGTGTTTCCATTCAAAATCGATTTGGAATTTTACGCAGTTTCTTTTTCGATAAAAACAATATTAAAACTACTTTAAATCCTTCGGCTGGAACTATCGATTATTTGTTAGGTAAAATCACATTAAACGAGTTTAACCCAGTTTCAATTAAAGATCCACTTAAAATTCTTCGATTATTTGCTCGACCAGCGACAAATAATTTTGAATCTGCACGCAGTTCAATTATTACTATTGACGATGATGATGCGAATGCAATTAAAATTGATACGCGCATACTTGATTAATGTTTGCAAATAATTACATTTCAACCGTAGTCGAAAACCAGTTACCTGGTTTTATAAGAGCAGATCATCCTAATTTTGTTACATTGCTCAAAAAATACTATGAGTACATGGAGCAATCGAATAAAACATTACATCTTGGTAAACATCTTTATGATTACATGGATGTTGAAACAACTCGCACTGATCTTGTTAAATATTTTAAAACTAAAATTATTCCAAATTTTCCAGAAGAAACTGAGTTATCTACAGAAAAATTAATTAAATCTGCAAAATATTTTTATTCTAAAAAAGGTTCTGCTGATTCATTTAAATTTTTGTTTAGAACATTATATCGTCAAGAAATCGATGTGTATTTTCCGAAAGAGGATATTTTAAAAGCCTCTGATGGTAAATGGAAATTACCACAAGCAATACGACTTGCTTTTACGGATACAAGTTCTTTAGTTGTCGGTGGCAATGTAACTGTAAATGCGATTACTGCAAACGTAGTAAGCGCGAATGGATTTAATCTTATATCAAAAGGCATTACTGCTAATTCATTTATTCGTATAGGTGATTCGCGTCGTAAAGTTCTTACAGTTAATTCTGCTGGAGATTTTCTCAATGTAGAAATTGCATTTGCGAATACCTTTAACGTCGCTACTGGCGCTGTAATACCAAAAACATTTGATAGCGCAAAACTATTTAAAGTTCAGTTAAGCGAATACACTAATTTTAATATTAAATTGCTTGAAAAGAAACTCGGCGTTGGCGAAACTTCCAGAACAACTTGTGTTATTGAAAAAGCAGTATTAACAGTTGATGGAGAAACGGGTCGCGAGTTCGTAGAACTTTATGTATCAAATGTTACACGACTATTTGATGCGGGCGAGAATTTAATTGTTAAATACACTGAAGCAAATGTAGAAAAAACATTTAAATCAAAAATTGTTTCATTAATTTCTAACATCAGTTTGTTTAAAAATAGATTTGGTGTTGTACAAACTGGTAGAAAGTATATAACTGGCGATCCTGTTGTCATACATAAAGGATTGGCAGATTCGCCCGATGCAGTAAAAGCAGTTGCTGTTGTTAATAATGTTTCTACTGGATCTATTGAGTCTATCGAAATTATAAAACCAGGATATTTTTTTAGAACTGACCCTAATTCTCTAGTTCGTGTGCTTTCTACAACAGGCATCGGTGCTAATGTATTAATTTCTGGTATTTGGGATGATGGTGGTGCAAACAGCGCAGACATTCAGTTTAATACAGATTCTGTTTACTATAAAAACGATATTTTATTAAATGCGTTAGAGTATGATTTCGATAATGTAACAACATTTGCAAATCAAACAATCGGCGCAGGAAATACTACAACATTAATTAATTTAAACACAGCAACTCATGTAGCCAGTACAACAAATGATTTTTATAAATCCTTTGTATTAAGAGTTATAAGCGGAACGGGTTCTGGTTCTTCACCAAATACAACGACAATCACTGCATATAATGGAACAACTAAAATTGCAACATTATCGCCAGCTCTTGGTTCTGCTGTAGATGGCACTAGCAATGTTAAAATTTTTGCAAATGCTCAAACAGAAATAGGCAGAGCATTAACATTTGA